ATCTAATAAAAGAAGGTGTCTTAAAAACCTTTAGTGTTGGATTTAGATGCCTAGACGCTGAGTATGACGCTTTATCGGACATTTATATTATAAAAGATGTAGAACTATTAGAAACTAGCGTGGTTGCTGTACCTTGCAATCAAGACTCAACTTTCCAAGTATCAAAAGCCCTAAACGCTCATGACTATAGTGAGTTTAAAAAACAAGTTATAGCTAAAACAACTCAGCTATCACCCATCGAAAAGCTAGCATTACAGCTAGGTATTATTAAGGAATAATTAATATGACAAATGAAGAAATGAAAGCGTTAAAAGCGTCCCTTGGACTAGATAAGATTGAAAAAAGTCTTATCAAACGGGAAGAAACCGATGCTTTAGCTGTTAAGAAAGCTCAAGAAGAAGCTCGACAAGCCCAAGAAGAAGCTCGTGTTACCAGTCTGGTTGATAAAGCTACTGGTGAACAGAAAACAAAACTAGCTGATGCAATCAAAATGATTGGTGCTTTACAAGAGCAGCTAGAAAAGAATGATGTAGCATCTTTTGCTAAGCAAGTAGAGAGTATGCAAGCAGATTTAACTGCTAAGTCAGAAGAAATTGCACAGATCCTAGCAGCCCGTGAAGGCAAGCAAGGTGTAGCAATGGGTGTTTCTAAGGCTATCTTTGATGAACAGCAAGAAGAAAAAATGGATAAGTCTGTTTTACTAGCTGCAATTATGAAGAAAACTGTAGAAGAAACAGCTTTTGGTTCTGAAACTATTAAAACAGTAAATGGTTCTTCTTCTATTGAAGTAGCATCAGAAAGCTTTGAAACTGTATTCTCTAACCGTATTCTGCGTGACGTAGGTAAATTGCTTGTAGTTGGTAACTTGTTTATTGAATTACCTATGATGAGTAAAACACTTACTATGCAAATTGAACCAACTACAGCTGGAGCAGCTACGTGGGTTGCTGCTTCAAGTTTTGGTACTAATGCTAGTTCAGGCGGAGAAATTACTGCTGCATTAACAGAGATTACTTTCACAACTTTCAAGTTAGCTGCTAAAGCTTACATGACTGACGAAACAGAAGAAGACGCTATTACAGCATTGCTTCCTATTATCCGTCGTCACCTTGTTGAATCACATGCTGAAGCTATTGAAGCTGCCTTCATGGGTGATAGTACTGCATCTGTAGTAAATGCAGGTAAACCTACAGGTTTACTACGTTATGCTAAAATTGACTCTAATACAGTTCTTACAACTGCTAAGGCGGACGGAACAACTAAAGTTAAAGGATCAATGATTCACAAGCTACGTCGTAGCTTAGGTATTAAAGGTCTTAAATTGCCTGAGTTAGTTCTTATAGTCTCTATGGATGCCTATTACGACTTGATCGAAGATGAAGATTTTAAATCTGTTGACTTAGTAGGTCCAGAAGCTGCCTTGTTACTTCAAGGTCAGGTAGGTCGCATTTACGGTATGCCTGTTGTAATCTCTAGCTACTTCCCTGCAAAAGCAGTTAGTAAAGAGTTCTGTACAATCGTTTATCGTGGTGACTTCATTGTACCTCGTCAACGTGCAGTTACTATTGAGACAGATCGTGAAGCAGCTTCACAACGTGATGCTTACTACGTTACACAGCGTCTTAACTTACAACGATACTTTCCAGGAAACGTTGTAACAGGTACTTACGCAGCTACCTAACCTAAAAAGATAATTATAACCAATACAGGGGTAGAGCTTAATAGCCTACCCCTTTTTTTGTAAGGAGTTTTTATGGCAAATTCAGTTACGTTAGACGAATATAAGGTATTCGCAAGCATAGCAGGGGATAAGACCAATGAGCAAATAATTAGCCTATTAGCATCCAGTACTATACTAGTCGAAAAATATATGGGTATTACTTTAGCAGGTACAAATACTGAGGTAGTATTATTTACAACTGAGGGACGCGCACTGTACTTTTTAAATACAGTTGGTACTGTAACATATGCTGAATACTTCAATAGGGTTACAGGCGCAACTACAGAATTGACTGAATTTTTAGATTATATACAGGGGGACTTAGAGTTTACTTTAATAACCCTCCCTGTACGGGACTACGATACGGTAACTCTAAATCTTAGTGAACCAATGATACCCGAAACAGGTAGCTTTAGTTTAGATGTTAAATTAGCAATAATGCTGCTTACCCAGCACTACTTTAAAGGTGAATACAATAAAACAAGTGCTAGTAGTGGATCTCAGCAAGTAGATTATCGAGAGTCACGTAGTTTACCTGACAGTGTACGTACTATATTAGACTTTCACAGGATTCTATAATGAGTTTTAAAAATACGAGTAAATTCTTTAAGGCGGAAATAGAGGCATATGCTGAAGCAGAGAATAGGTCCTCTAATACAGAAGGTACTGCTAACTTCACAGAAACCACTAATGGAAAGAAGATAATAAAAGAAAAAGCCCAATTTGAAGTACCTGATTACGTTGACGATACGGAGAGAAAGGTCCTTAAAAAACGTGTATCAAAGTATATGGCTAATAAGATGGTTGCTTCCTTTCGTGATAGTATGTCAAGCACTCGAGGTACTACCTTAGAAGCTCTCTCTTTAAAACTTGCAGGCACTAAGAACGTAGGTAGAAAAACAAAGAAGACAAAAGCCAAATATGATACTGGAACAACCGAAGAAACTAGTGGTTTAATAGAAACCGTTGGTGGAAAACGTAGACGTGCCAGTACTTTACGGGGTTTACTACAGGAAATAATGCAAAGGTACGTGGTAGCAGATATGACTAGGCCTAATGCACCTCTGAAATTTCAATCAGGTAGGTTTGCAGGGAGTACACAGGTAACAGGGGTAGCAGCACAAGGAAATAATATAAGTTTATATTTTAGCTATATGGTACGTCCTTACTCTGTATTTGATCCTTCTGTATCAAGCTATATGAACCTATCCAGTGAAGGACGTAATCCTAGAAGAATCATAGGTTCTGCACTAGATAAGGCAGCTAGGGACGTTATACACGCTAGATATAATATTAATATAAGACAGGGAGTATAACATGAGTAATAGAGCAAGTATTAAAGGGGCATTAATAGCCTCTATGAATAGCGAGATGTCAGCTGCTAATGCAGGTAGTGTTTACTACACAGACATAGATAAAAATGTACTAGGAGATACTCTATTCTCCGATGGTATTGATATATTCCCTGCTATATCATTAGTACTAGGACCAGAAAGAACAGAGTATCTACCTAGTGGTTTTAGGTGGCAATATCTAACCATGTACGTAAGAGCACATGTAAAGTCCCAGGACGAGACAGAGGAACAATTAGAGGAGTTAATAGCTGATATAAAAACTTTTATTGACAACTTTGAAAGATTAGAATATACTGTTATAAATCCAGACTCAAGTGAGACAATTAAGACTGTTACCCAAATAACTATACTGTCCGTAACCACAGACGAGGGCATTTTAAAGCCTATTGGGCTTGGTGAGGTTAATATAGAAATTAGGTACTCAGACCGCTCAAGAAAATAAAATACGAAGGAGACCTTAAATGGCAGATAATATTCAAGTAGTACGCGACACCCGGCTTTGGGTGAGCACAGCAACAGGTGCTTCGCCTACTTACAGTCCAAGTAACACTTGGGAAATAGAGATTCAGAATGACTTCAGTTTCTCACAAGACAACAACACTTCTGATATTACAGTAGAAGAGGGTGGGGCGGCACCTGCCCGTGGTTCTAAGAGATTTAACGACTCACTTAACCCTGCAGATTGGAGTTTCGCTACATACTTACAACCCTACAGTAGTACAGCATACTCTGCAGTAACAACCCCAGATGCTATTATGTGGCATTCTTTAGCTAGTTCTGCTCCTTTTGATTTAGCTACTGCGGAAGGTGTTAGTGGTAACGATGTAAACATGCTAGTAAACTTTGTAGGCAACAGTGTACACGTGCTTAATAAGTTTGACTTAATATTTAACGTAGACAACGTTTGGTATAAGATTACTGACTGCCAAGCAGGTTCCGCTGCAATCAACGTAGACATCACTGACTTAGGTATGGTTACTTGGACAGGACAAGGTACTACATTAATACCTTTGACTTCTGCACCTTTCGACCCTGCTACAGATACTACAGTATATACTGCTGAAGCCTTAAGTGCACCATACATTGAGAATAGACTTACTACTATGGTAGTAATCAACAACGATGGTTCAGTAGCTTATGAAGTTCCTATTACTAGTGCTAACTTAGACATTAACAATAATATTACATACCTAACGCCAACTACTCTAGCACGTCTAGATAAGCCAGTTGCTTCGTACACAGGTAATTTTGATGTGTCAGGAACGCTAGAGGCTTACCTACGTACAAATGCTACAGGTGATGGAGGAACAGCAGAACTATTGGAAGATATGTTAGCAGCTAGCTCAGTAACTAATAGTTATACTATCGCTATTTGTATGGGTGGTCGTTATAGCCAACCATCACCAGGCGTGGTTTTAGTCATGGACTTAGCTCATCTTAGTATACCTACAATAGACACAGGTGACATGCTTACTACTTCTATAGAAATGAAGGGTATCCCTAGTGATTTTTCCGCAGGTGACGAAGTGTATATCGGCATGAGCCCAGTATACACTGATACTATTATAGAAACACTAATAACTACTGGAGATGGTAAGGTAGTATAAGGAGATACATATGAGTAAGTATGTTATTAAAAAAGAGTCGGTAGTGACTTTAGAATATGATGGGGATTTCTTCATCTTAGACGCACTTGGTAGCTATACTTACTCACAGACTTATGTAAGAAATAGTAATTCGCGCAAAACATTACATAAGAAAGTATCTACGCCCTTAACTATAGTATCGGGTAAAAACCCTGGTACTTCCTCTATGCAGGTTAATAGTACGGATTCATATATTGAGTCTGTACTTCTAACTTTAGTAGGGCTAAGCAACGATAGGAAAGCTTGGTGGCTACCTGATGAACTTCCAATAGAGCCTACCTACTTTAACCTATATATAGTAAACCAAGGCAGTACTGTAAAATTAGAAAACTGTGCAGTATCTAGCTTAGACTTATCCCTTAATAAACAATCAACACTATCCTTCAGTATAGGTATGGAGTTTTCTAATATAGTTTTAGATAGCGAAGATGTACAAAGTAGTACCTACCAAGGTAACGCACACCCTGAAACTAGTGAACTTAGTGTAGAAGTGGAAAGCATTGATTTATACTCTAGTGTATGGTTACCAAGTTTAAGGAGTGTATCCTTTTCTTTACAGCAAGATTTCTCATGGAGAAACGATAATAGTATACATACCTTACACAAAATGTATGTACCAACAAAGGCTATAGTATCTGATTTTTTAGTTAATACTATAATAGCTGTCTATGCTAAAACAGATAAAGTACTACCTGAAATAACTACACATGCAGATATTACCATAAAATATGGTAGTATACTAACTATAATAATAAGTAATGCAACTATCACTAAACGATACGAAGTTAGTGAAGTATTAGGATTACAATATGATCTATCCCTACAGGAAAACTCTTCTGTAGCAGTGGAATATGGAGCACAATAATGAAACTTAATTTAAAAGACCTAGTAGTAAACGCAACAGAAGCACAATTCGAATTCCCTTTATGTCCAGGTATGAAAGTAACTATTGCATATACTAATAAAGTACTATTAAATAATATACGTACTAGCGCAATGATTCAGAAATTCGATAAAGAAACAGGACAGCCTTACCAAGACTTAGACACTGAAAAGTATTTAGACAACTATATTAAAGCAGTGGTAAAAGGATGGTCAGGTTTTACAGTAGAACACTTGAATGACATGGTTCTGATTGATAAAACTGACTTGGATATGGATAAAGAAATAGACTTTGACCATGATACTGCAGTTTTCCTTATGAATGAAGCATCTGCATTCGATACATGGGTGGTAACCACAGCTAAACAGCTAGAGAATTTTCGTAAGCAAAAATAGAGATTTTCTTTTTGAAAAGTTAGACACTTACTTAGATAAGCAAGGTACTTTTACACGTAAAAAGTACCTTCAAGTATGTGAGCAGATGGGTGATATACCAGACCGAAACAGTATGCCCTTAGATATATCAGACTTCCCACTGCCTGTGACTTTTGCATTAGACTTATATGGTAAGCTAGGGGATAGGTATGCTACTACAGACCTAGGTTTACTTTATATAGGTAAGGATCTAGCTACGTTACCATTACTATTCTCTTACTCAGATATACCAGAAAATGAACACTGTTTTCTTTTAGATATAATACACTATTTAGATGCAAGGGCAGTTAGAGACTCAGCAAAGCGTATGCAAAATGTAGCTAAAAAACTAAAAGCTAAACAAGGTAAAAAATAAAACAATTAACACCTCCAAGTAAATTCCACGAGGTATTTGCCCTAACTGTAGTGGTTAGGGCTTTTTTAGGAGAACAAATGAAAAAATCATTAACTATCACAGATAACCTACGTACTAGTGTAAAAGACTTACAGGATAAAGTATTTAGCAATAACTTATTATTAAGCGCCTTAGGTAACACAGCACTTCCAGGTAAGTTTACTTATGTACCTTATACAGACGTTCCTGCACTGCTTTCTACAACTTACGTTGTAGGGGGGTTACTGGTTACAAAAGAGTTACATACCCTTCCTGCTGTAATAACCGACGAGACTATAGAAGACGCAGCGATAGACATATTACCAGCACTTACTGATGTACTATCTGCTCAGCTTAGTTATAACTTAGAAGATACTGTTACTACGGCAATAAAAGCACTTACGGTTACTCCTTTAGTAGATGCACCTACTGCAAAGACAGCGATTCATAAGTTACTAGCAAGCTTTATACCTACAGTATTTAGTATAACAGGCACACCTATTATAGCTGTATCTTATAATACTTATTTTGATTTATACTTAGACAGTGATCCAATAACTAAGCTGCCAGGCTTTAACATAGTACCTTGTGCTTCTTTAGCCAACGCAGATAATGACATTATTATAATGCACCCACATGGTTCGGTACTTGGTTACGAATTAAAAGAGTTAGAACGAACCCGCGCAGGTGGGACAGGTACTTCAACTATAAATATGCAAGGTACTATAGGTACAGCCTTCTCAACTTCTTATGTAAAACGAGCTGTATACTAAGGGAGTAATAAATGGCTACTAACAACACAGAAGAAACAGTAACGGTTAACCTACGCCAGGACGGTGCTACTAGAACCATTAGAGCAATAACCGGACTAACCGAAGCTATACAACAAACAGAGGCATCAGCTGAGTCTCTGGAAGCTTCTCTAGATACAGTATTTAATTTAGCCTCCTTAGATGCTTATGAAGCTCGTGTAACTGCAATAGCTAGAGAACTACGTTCTGTAGGTAATATAGACATGTTAGGCGATTCTACCCGTCTAGAAAGTATACTGAGTGAGATAGAGTTAAGTACACAACATTCTGCTAATAATACTGCAGAAATGAGTGGACATACTAGTGCAATGGCCCATGATATGTCTATTCTACGTCAAAACTCTGATATGGTCAATGATGACTTGCAAGAATCTGCACAGCACGCAGGAACTACTGCAGATGA